TAAACATCTTTGTCGGAACCAAATGCCATTCCCCAGTCATCTTGCTGTCGTGACATCATGACACCAACCTTGGGTCTATCTTTCCCAAAGATTCCTTCTTGTTCTTTTTATTCTTGTTCTTTATTCTTAATTGGGTAGCGCCCCGACTACCCTCGGGGGTAGCCCCAGAACTACTACCCAGTAGTCCCCCGACTACCCCTAATGGGGAGGGTAGTTCTGCCACTACCCCTACTGTGAGGTAGTTTGGGTTGTTGAAATTGACATAAAATTCGTTGGTCAATGAGCGCCCATTCTTGCTTCGGTTCTGCTTTACCAGCACCCCAAGTTCCACCAGTTTGTTCACAGACTTGATGACTGTCGTGCGGTGATAGCCAGTACGTTCAGCAATATGCCCATAAGAAGTCGTTAACTTTTGGGTCTTTCCGTCCATGTACCCAAGCAATTCCAGCAGCACATCCGTGGTGGTGGCGTCCCCCCTTAGATACTCTCTAAGCCATTTGGGGAATTGAATAAAAGGTCCGTCTGCCATTTGTACTCCTTGTGTTGGGGTATGCATCCTACACCGAAAAGTTACCTCCGTGTCTAGTATCATTGGGGAGTATGCCAACTTACCCAAATCTAGTGGACAACATGGCTGTGTCCAAAAAAGGAAAGAAATAATTATGTGTGCAAAATGCGGATGCGGATGCAAAGCAGGAAAACCAGACAAAGGTTGCAAGTGCTCTTGCGCTACTTGTAAGAACGCTCGTACAAAGAAAAAATAATGAACATTAAAGACAAGTTAATGGTGTATATCACTTTAGGTATTTTAGGGTTTATTGGTCTAGTTGTTATTGGCGAATATGCTTCAATGCTTGCACAGCAGGCTTCTACTGGTGAAAAGTTTGCAACCAACTCAGATGCTATTGCTTTAGTACAAAATGCACTGGTTGGCCTTATTGGTATTATTGGTGGTTATTTTGCTGGCAGAAGTAAAGGTGATGATTAATGAGCACACTTACTAATTCCCTCAAGACAGTGTTATCTGATTCGGTAACAATGTATTTTGCCGCACACGGGTTTCATTGGAACGTAGAAGGTTCTGACTTCAGCCAATACCACGCATTGTTTGCTGAAATCTATGAGGACGTTTATTCCAGCATTGACCCCATTGCAGAAGACATTCGTAAATTAGATGACTATGCACCTTTTACTTTGAGTAAGTTTATTGACCTACGCACTATTGAGGCAAAGGACGTTAAGCCAGAACCAAAGGCAATGGCAAAAGAATTACTGCGTCTTAATGACGGGATGATTGCGTCAATTGCAAAGGCTCAGGAACTTGCTACTAAAGCAAGTGAGCAGGGTATTATGAACTTCTTGGCAGAACGTGATGACATGCACAAGAAGTGGCGTTGGCAGTTAACTGCCTCCACTAAGTCCTAGAAGGACTCGCACTTCTTCCATAGTTGCTGGTGTGCTGATAACAGTCCCATTAGGCATTACTACTGTAACCATGCAATCACCATCAGGAGCCACCATTTGTGGTCGTTCCTGAATAGGTACTGACACCTTGTAGTTAACAGTCATTGTTGGATTAACTCCAGTTGTTGTAACCACTTCAGGCTCCTCAATATTTTCTATGTGTGTTTTCTTGTCAATTAAACGCTCAACAAGTTCGTCTTTAGAGTAAGACCCTACGCCTTCTACGCCACGTGCTGTAGCGGCTTTACGCAGAACACCAATACTCATAGACCGTAGTTCGGCTTCAGAGAATGGTTCAATCTCAACAACTTCAACCTCTACGGCAGGTTCTTCAGGGGCGCTTTCCACATTGATAGGGACAAGACCATTACTCAACTCTTGGACAGGGATACCCATGTCATGGGCTTTAAACACAAAGTTCATTAGGTTTTCCTCATGGTCAACATCCCAAAGTACAAGGAGTGTTCCCTTTTTACTCTTCAATGTAGTAAGCATCTCTAACCATGCATCTCCACCAGTTACATCAAAAACCTTTGAAGCGTTATCCACAAGAGCCTGTGGAGCGTTGCTCTTAACATAGGCAATGTACTCTGCTTCATTTTCAATCATGAAGTCGTACACACGGTCTTCGGAACTAGTTGCTCCTTTGCGTGGGTAAACGAGAAATACGTTATTCTCCACACCTATTTCGGAAAGACCATCTTCAATGATGTTCTCTCCACATTTTCCGCTTCCAATGATTCCGTAATGCGCCATTTTGTATTCCTAACGTGTTGCTTTGCGTTGTGCCCAGTCTCCTAAAAGTGTTAGCAACCTGAGCAGACCATGTACTGTACCAGCAATTGTTCCAATCACCAAGCCACTAAGGGGGACATTGGGAACCGTTAGGAGAAGCGTAGATACATAGCCCAAAAGGACACCAAAAATAATCTTTACCCAAGGCATCGCCTCTTTAGGGGTAAGTACATCAAGTATTTGCAACATTTTGTAGACTGCTAGTCCAGCAATTATATAATTCATCTTTTACTTTCCGCTGTAGTAATCCCATTCTAGGGTGTAATCTTCCACCATAGTCACAGGGGCAATGTATTGTCCAATGACTCGTTCGGTAGTTTTAATAGTACGTTCATGGTCTGAAAGATAAAATGAATAAGAGTTATCTTTACCACCAGGGTATGTTTGCCAATAATAGTCAAAAGTTCCTGTACCTAAAGCACCTTCTTGAAGAGGTATATATCCACCCTCACGTGTATTTCCTGAAAAGTAACTACCATTAGTCGCAGCCTCAAACAACCAATTGCCTACCGTAATAGAACTATTAGGTGGCATTGTAAAGACCAGAACTGGTACAGAACTTACCGTTGCAGATGCTCCAGTTGTAGACGGTGCGTATTCTAAACTTGGGCGATAGGACAAGTTATTAAAAGTATATTTAAGACCTGCATACCAACTGTCATCTGCAAATAGAGAAGCAGGCCAAGTTGTTGTAGTTTCCCATGTAGTTCTTACCGTGTTTGTTGCTGTATGTAATTCAGAAAAAGAAGCGCCAGAAGTGCTGGAATAGTCGTAACTAGTTCCATAGATTTCTGTACCAAGGTATGGGAAGGGGATTCGTGGGTAGACAAGAACGGTTCTGTTTGTGTAAGAACCACTGGGCAGTTGAACTTTAAGACTATTACCTATTTTTGTAAGTGCTGGGCTAGAGGCGCTAATAACATCTGAACCATATACGACAACACCCCAAGTGTTAGTTAGGTACCTTTGAGCGTAGACAGTGCTACCACCTTTGGTTACCGTGGCTGTAGTTGTTGTAATTGTAGTGTCTACAAATTCTGGGTCTGAAATAAAGTTAATTCGTTGTGCGTAAATATTGAATACATGGGGTTTAGCAAGAGCACCATTGTATTCATACTCAACACGACAACCAGTCAATGCTGAAATGTAAGAACAAATGTTTGAAATTGTGCCTTTTTGTTGGCGCAACGTTCCAATGTTATTTAATAGTGCACGTACTTTACTTGTTCCTAAGTCGTCAGTTGTTATTTCTAATCCAACTTCTTTAGCAAGTTGTTGCAGTGCTGGTGTTACTGCTAACTCAGGGTCATTGGAAAGAGCAACACTTTCAATAAGTGTCCTTGTGCGGTCTACTTCATTACCAATTAACTCAAGAAAAGAATATAAAGGGGTGTAACCATTTTCAAGGTCGGGCTGAGCGTAATCAAGAGTTTTATAATATTCAGGAATTTGTTTCCACATTCCTTCAACAGAACCGTAACTAATAGGTATTTGAATATACAAAGTTGCTACACGCTCATACCAGTAATCGGTAGTATTGCTGTATTTTACAAACAAAGAATAGTACACCCAACGACCTTCTTGAATTACGGGTGTATCAATATGTGTGTCAGTTGCCGTCTGTGCTGTAATAATTTGTACAGTATTTCCATCACGAATAGTAACTGGTTCACCACTAAATGAAGAAACAATACGAAGTTCAGTCGGTACAACTGGCCCAATAGAAAGTGCAGTAAGCGTTTCTTCTAATGTCCAAGTAAGTACTACAGAGCCTTGACTAAGGTTATTAGCAGAAAAAGTATTTGTACCTGTTGTAAAAGACGCAATATTGTTTTCAATAGAAATACCATCGGAACGCAATGCACTATCAATAGCAGCATCCTTACGAAGGTTTGAACCATCGCTTGTTTTACGAAGTGTAAAAGATGTATAAGCCATAATTAAGAAAGCGACCCTGTAATACCACCAACAGTTGTCAGCGTAATAAGACCTTTTCTAAATAACTGATTACTTGCCGCTGTTATTGTTGACGACACTGCCCCAGATTCATCATTATTAAAAGCCGTAATAATTACGTAGTCAACACCTTCAATGCTTTGAATTGCTTTATAGAAAGCGCCAATTGATAATGTTTGACCAAATGAAACATTATCAAACAAAAAGAAAGTGTCAATAGCATCTGCAACTGCTTCTTTAACCCAGTATGTAACAGCATTGTCTGCAACATAAATAGTTGCTGTAAGTTTGACGGCATCTAATACAACACTATTAGCAGCACCAGCACTAGCCCCAACAAGTGTGCGTGGTTCAAAGTATTCAACAATTTCGTCTTTTACGTATGATGGGACAGTTATTGAAACATCTGCATTTGTTAAGTAATCAGATTGGTACGGAAGACCATAAATTAGAATTTCTGTAGGAGAAGAACTTCCAGCAACTACTTCACAAGTTGCTTTAACTACTTGTGGAACCCTTAATGCTAAATCCTTAAAGTCTTGAAGAGACACTGCACGATTTTGTGTTCGGAACATTAAAGGTATATTTGTTTTCATTGATTCTAAAGATTCAGAATTAGTACCACCTGTAGCGGCGGTTGATGATGTAACAGAAAGAGTGGAAATACTAGAACCAGAATCAAATGATGCAATTCTTCCAGAAGAAATGTTTCCAGAAGCACCTTGCCCGTAACGATACGAAACTGTTACTTCAGCACGGTTGTTAGGAATTTTTCCGTTAATACCATTTCCAAAAACAAGTTGTGCAACGCCATCAGCAGCAATTTCAATTCCAAAAACTTTACTGTTTGTGCTACTTAACGTTATATCTGAAGTATAAAAATATTGAACATTACTTGCAACTCCACCAGCACTTGTACCTTCTGCAATGTACACAACAATGCTTGAAGGAATTACATTTGCAAAACGCAAATTAAAACGTTGACTAGCAGTTCCATTACTATACGTATTACGAGTTACTGCTTGGATAGGTGATTCGTTACCTACATACTTACCTTCTGCAACTTGAACAACCACAGATGAAGCAGAAGCGCCCATACTTGCGGATGCTGTACTTGTAAAATAAACCAAAGGTTCATTATCTGTTGCAGGGGCAATAAAACCAGTATTTTGCGGAATTACTATTGTATCTGAATGCGTAGCGTCGCTTGTAGTTAAAGTTACATAACTAATTGATGCTGTTTGAGAAGCAGGGCGGTAGTCAAACAAATTTGCTAAAGCCATAACACTAGAAGTATTTATAGCAGTACCAAGGTATGTTTCAGCGGCAGCACGGTCAATATAATAGTGAAGAATATCGCCAAGGTATGCCCAAAGGTCTACTAACACCACTCCAAAATCAGCAGAATTACGATTAGTCCATTCAGGAATAAGGGATGACGCACGGTCTAAAATATCTTGGCGAATAGACAGGTAATCCCTGCTTGTGTAATCAAAACTAGCCATGTTACGCCCCTCCGAACGTTATGTTTGTATTATTTAAATTAAAAGTCATTGTGGAAGTATCAAAGGGTGGAATTATGTATTTTATAGCAATTGAAATAACTGTAGCAGTATTTTCTACATACAAAGAATCTGATGGAACTCCAATTTGAACATCTATTACTTTTCCAAACGGCAATTTTCCGTTTAAATCATTAATAATGTCCATACGGTACTCATCGTAAACCAACTGGTCTGGCTCTTCAAATAAAAGACTTCGGATGTTTGCCCCATAGTCAAAAAGCATCACACGTTCTCCAGGAGACGTAGTAATGATGTCCATAATATTTTGTTTCATAACAGAGTCAATATCTGAAATAGTTGCAACTGCACCAGTATCGGACGTAAAGGAAAAAGGGATTGCTATAGATTTCATTGTTTAAATCCTACTAATTATAGACATGGGTATAGTTTCTAGATGAAACCCATGTAGTTCCAATAAGAGCAGGTTCAGGGGGAATAACATATGTAGATGCTACTTTATTTGCTGTAGCAACTTTACCAAGTCCATCCCTTGCTAATTCTAAATAAGTACGCATATGGGATTGTAATAATTCATGACGCACTGACGTGACATACCAAAAGCCATCAAATTCAGTGTTGTACTCATTAATGCTTACAACTCCACCAGGTTTAATACTTGGGTCAGATACCACTTCTAAACTAGCCCTCATTGGGAATTTCTTTCTCAATGTTCCAGTAACCAAGCGGTTAGCCGTGTCAAAGGAGTCAGTATTAATAGAAAGAACATTATTAAATTGAGATTCAAAACCTGTTGCCAATCCAGATGATTCAAAGTTTTCAGCATTTGAAACAGATAATAATTGCCCAGATTTGTCTAACATATGAATAGTATCTGAAGAACGGGAACCATCAGTAGTTATGGCACCAATGCGCCCTTCAAATTTAAGTATTTGCCCTGGCTGTGGTTGCACACTTCCCCTGCTTCCACGTATTGTTAAAAGCATACTGTACGAAACATTTTGATACAAAGCCTCATATGGGTCCCAAATTCGGATATGAGTGCCATCCATAAGTACAGAGTATCCAAGAAGTTCTGATGCTTTAGTTAAAAACTTCCAATCAGATTGACTTGTCTGTACAAGACGTGGAAAACGATAAGAGTTATTTGGAACAGATACAGAAAATTTGTATTTTTCAGCAATTTGTGTTGCAATTTCAGAAATAGTAATGTTTTCCCAAATACGAGAATAAGTTGATTTCATTTCATAACTTGAACCAAGACAGTAAACACGTGTGTTTTGAAATGGACTTTTATTTATAACACCATCATGTGTAACTGCTATTGGCTCTACAAATGTTATATACCCGTAAAAACTAAATATATCTTTACCAGTCAGTTCAATGCTAAAAGTAATTGGAACATTTAAATACTCATGTATTAACTCGGTATTCATACCAGCAAATTCAAGAATAGCAAGATTATGCATGTTTTCTTTTTCTTCAACTGTTATTTGTTGCAATGTCATGTAGTTAACAGGGACATTGTCAATAGATACTTCTACTTTTGGAGATAGTTGAGATGCGCTTTTAAAAATCATCTGAATGGAACCTTAATAACTGTTCCTGTTACTATGAAATCTGGGTAACCTAAAGACTTATTAAGGTCTGCAATTTTCCAATACAAAGTTGGGTCTTTTAAATGGGCTGCTGCAAGTGACGCAAACGTTTCATATTGTTGAGTAACAACAGAAAAATAAGAAGAAGTTGTATAGGATTTAACTTCCGCAATTACTTTAGTATCTTCATTTCGTGTTTCAGTACTTTCTGCATAACGAGAACCTTTAATAATCAATTTGGAGTACTCCTTCTACCACCAGAAGTTACAGGGTTTACACCAACGGGCAGTGTGTACTCAACTCCTTGTTTATCTAGTTCTTCCCAAGAGAGACCAGTACCTGGGCTTGTTTTTTTAGTTTTAGTAATAAAAGTAGAATAAGCCATTACACCAGTACCAGTTTTGGTATCACCTGAAGACAGTTTTGCACTATATTGATTATTATGTGTAATTGTTAATTTCACAATGTTTTTAGAATCTTTAAACATTGGCATACCACTTTGGTTGCCATCATTAGGTACTTCAATTTTATAGTCAGTCCTACGGGAGTCATCTATGCTTTTTTTAGCATTTGTAAAGTTTGCAACTTCTTGATTAGTTACTTCTTCACCTCCTGATGGTTGAAAAGAAGTATTATATTTGACATATTTAATGTTTGTATCTAACAATGTTTGAACTTTTGTTTTTTTATCTGGAAGGTATTCTTCTAACATAAACCTTGCATCAAATGTCCATGTAAATTCACTGTCTTTTATTCTTGTTCTTACAGTTTCACTAGCGTAAGAACGAACTAAATTGGTTTCTCGCCCTGCTCCACCAGAAGAGTTATTAAAAGTTATTAACCCTCCACCTGATGCTTTTACTCCTCCTGCGGGCCAACGACCATCATTCCAAAAATCATAAAAAGTATCATAATCATGTACGTATAATCCATTTGTATAATTACTGGTAGCAGTTTGTTTAATTAGTTTTTGAATACTACAACTTTTGTATAAAAAGTTAGTTCCCCATTCGGCTGCATTTTGAGATAAAGCACCTTCAGCCTCTGCTTGTTTACGTTCTGCTACTACATCTTTTACAGCCGTTTTTAATGCTGCTGTTAAATATGCTTCTTCTTTTGCAAAACCAATATACAAAGCACGAATAGTTAAAGTAACAGCACACACAGTTGGCACATAGTTTTTAGTAAACTTAGCAAAACGTACACTACTTGCTTCAACATATCCTTCAACCATAAATAGAGAAGAAAACACAATACGAATAGGCATTGGGCTAAGGAACGCACCGTTTCCATAGTTTTTTGTAATATTTGTTTCAAATCCAGTAGAGTCAAAGTTAGTAGCACTGTCTCCACTTGTTCCTGTTGTTATAGTCTTTTTACCCTTTGTGTCTGTAACTGTTGTAACAATTGTTCCATCAGACTTAGTTTCCGTCAGAGTTGTACTACCATCTGCGTTAGTTACAGTAGTTGAATTTTGGACAGTGGCATTTGCGGCGTTTGCAAGGTCTGCTGTTTCAAAATATGCTTTAATAAAATCTTTTGTGTCTGGAGTAATTGATTGTCCAATAATAGAATCCAAGACATAGAGGTCAGCAAGTACACCAAGGCTTGCAACATCAGAATGTGAAGTATTTTCTCCATAAGCATCTAATGAACTAGTTATAGGGTTTGCAGTATCCGTTACCCATCTACCTGTGCTTGACATTCGTGTTGAAGCATTTTGTGCGGCTACAACTTCAGCCTCTCGGTTAAATGTTAAATCAAACGAAAACGCCGCAGTACCAGCAACTGGTTGAAAGATTTGAGAAGGGTCTTGAAGCAAGGGGTTAGCCACCATTGCATTCATTTCAACACTACGGTCAATTGTTGCTGGGTTAAATTGAAAGAATAACCTTCTTTGTTTTATTTTTGCCAAAGAAGGGTCATTTTGCGCTCCAACGGTTTGGTAAATACCTCTAATAAAACCACGTTGCATACGTGTATCTACATTTTGTCTACCCCTAATAGTGTTGTAAACGTCTGGTTGTTGTGGACGAGGAAAAATAAAGTTAGGGTTGTCATCTTTTTTACGTGATAACGTTTTTCCTACTTCGTATGTAGACCCAAAATTCCAAAATTGGTCTGATGAATAACCTGGCATTATGAGGACCTCAACATTGTCATTCGTACTTCCTGTTCAAGCATACTTGCAATTTCTTTAGCCATTTTTCGTAAATCAGGGGTAGAGCCTGATGAATGGATATTAAAACTAGGAGAAACCGTAATAGTATAAGAGTTGCTAGAAGACTGAGATTGCCCTGGTGATACAGATACAGGTCTTCCAAAATCAGGGTCACCACCAGTACCTCCTGGTGCAAAAGAACTTGCTGGCCTCTCGGCAGATTTTATGTTAGATGAAGCGTAAACGCTTCCAACACCAATTACTTCACCAATGCTCATCCCAGCATATTTAAAAGTAGAAGGTCCCGAAAGTGATGAACTTGAGGTTGCTGGTGAACTAATACCACCACCGCTACTACCCCCAGTAGATTTACCTGATATCTCTGTAGAAGTAGCACCCGAAGATACAGTTGAATCAGGTGATGTAGCAGCCCCAGATGGGGTAGATGCTGGAACCCCTTGACCGTTTTCATACTCCCACCTTCCTTGTGGAAGACTGGCTGGTTGTACGTGGAAAGGTTCGTCAGTGTCTTTACCTGGGCTAGTACCACCGTGTCGCAAACCAAACTTAGAGGCGTTAGCACGAACCCACTCATTTTCCGACCAATTCAAGTCAGCCGCAAGACCAAGTTCGTGCATGGAACCTCCAGGTGGCATCATTGGTGGACCACCGTCAGCATGCTTGTCGTAAATCCAAACTTCTTTATTCCAAATGCGGTCAGAGTCTTTAGTCTTTTTTGTAGTACCAGCAGGCGCTTTAGAATAACGCTTACGAAACGAAGCCTCTTGACGAGCCGCACTACGAACACCATCGCTAATATGCAATCTCTTATTAGCAAGCATCATTTTTTTAAGAGGGCCTTGAAGTCTTGGGTCTAATCTACTAATAATTGATAAATCATTGGCATCTAATTTACGTTCAGCAGGTGCGGCAGGTGCTGCTGGTGCGGCTGGTGCGGCTGGTGCGGCAGGGGTTGCAAGTGGTGACTCTGGGACACCAGGTGCCTCTACGGGTTCTGTTGTTCCTTCAACAGTGGTGGGTTCTCCCTCAACAGTGGCGTCACCACCAGTTCCGTTGCCCCTACGTACTCCCCATACACCACGCCCACGACCACGTCGTGTAACATCATCTATTGGGTCACCACCTGCATTCATAACTCCCACACCAGCCATTGTTAACGCTGCTGAAGTACCACCAGTAAATGGTGTACCAATAACACCAGCAGCCACCATTCCTGCGCCAACAATCTTTTTACCCCAACTAAAAGCAGTGCTAGCGGCACTACGATGTGCTTTAGTGGAAATAGCAGCGCCTAAAACGCCTGACAATTTCTCTTCAAAGGCTTGAAGTGCTTTAGTTACACTTTGTGTTGCTTTTTCAAAATCTGCAAAGTTATCGTTTTGTCGTTTGTAAAAGTTTTCTTCACGGTTGGCTTGAACTCGTGTAGTTTCTTCGGCTTGGTTAGCATAGTTATCCTCAACACCCATTAACTTACGGTGTTCTTTATTGGATTGGTCGTAGTTTCCTTTACCACCTTTTTTCTTAAAGGCTATGTTTTGTTGTGCCATTTGAAGAACTAGGTCTTGTTGGTCATCAGCAATACCAGCCATACTCAAACGAGCACGGGTCATAGAGCCATCTTGAAAAGCACCTTCAAGCATCTTTTCATTATTAAGACCTGTGCGTTGAATTACATCTTGATAAACTTGCTGGGTGGTACGTTGCTTTCCACCAATGCCATACATACCTGTACCAAGGGTCATAAATAGTTGGTTTGTTGAAGGAGCACTTGCAAGGGACTTAGTCATACCTGCAATGTCTTCGGTACTGTATGCATATCCAGATGCGGCTCTTAATGCCTCAACAGAACTTTGCTGTTTGTTAGCATTTAAACCAGTAGTTGCTTGTAACCCAAGGAGTGTGTTAATTCCACCCATTCCCAGTTTAGATTTTTGGAGGGGTTCACGGTATTGATGGTAGACCTGATTTTGGCTGAGTCCAGTGGTCTGCTGGTACAGCATGTTCATCTTGTCAGCGCTTAGGCTGTATGAAGCGCCTCGTGCCGCACGAGCGTCCATTGCATTAATAGCAGAACCAGCAAGGTTCTTAATAGCATCCCAAGCGGCTGCTTTTGGTGATTGAGGAGGAGCACCTCCACCACCTTGTGGAGCCTCATAGATGTTCATGATTTTAGTACTGGTAATGGTGTTACCAGAGTTAACGCTAGTAGCGTCTCCAGCAGCAGGAAGATAACTGCTACCAGGTCCACCGCCACCTTGGGCGGCTCCAATGGCTTTCATTTGCTTGGCTACTTTGCCAAGTTCAGTTGCCCACTTTTTAGTGTCAGTAATAAGGGTGGGAAGGTCTGCTTTAAACTTAGTGACGTGTTTACTAAGTTCTTTAAACTCTTTGTTTAATTCAGTAAATGCAGATTTATCAATAGCGGCTTGGGAGTTGACACTGACCCTGCCAAGGTTTTTACCAGCCTCAACTTGGCTCCCATTATTAAGTTCGCTCTGCCCAATGGCGTCTTCCATTACTATCCTCTATTTGAATTACGCCAGCGAGCCATTCCGTACCAAAAGGCACGTTGACGTACTGTCATATGTTTTAAGTCATTTAGACCAAACCCCTGATAAACAGTGGCTATTGATTCGTATTCCAAATAAGTAGATTGAAGGTTAACCGAATAAAAGTGAGACCCAGTCCATAAGAAGGATTAGTTCTTCATTGCAAACGCCGCACTGAGTTTTCACCTCTTCCATCTTTGGACCTGGGGGGTCAGTGGTTAGCGACTTTACCAACTTGCTTCTATCACCAAGGTTAAGGGCTTTAGCCCAAACCTCAAGGTCTTGTGGCCTATCTGCGCCGTCCCAGACGGTACAACGGGCCAACATAATCGTGTTTTGCTCTGCGGTTGTTTTACCTTTTTTAGCAACGTAAAGGCTGTCAGCACCTGTTGGATAATTCAATTTTACAACTGAACCATTCTTGAGGGTAACCTCCATTGGCTTGTGTATATCTTTAGAAGCGTTATTGACTTTAAAGTCTTCATCAAGTTGTAAAGAAACAAAGTTTGTACCTTCACAACTACCACAAGTAACTTCTAGTTCACGTACCCGTCCATAAGTTGCTTTAATAGCACCTAAAAATAGAAGGTCACGGTCACCAATCATTAACTGGTCTACCAAAGATGTATTGTCCTGAATACTAATATCACCGATAGACACAACAGCACGTGTTAACAAGACTGACATGTATTCGGCGTAAGACAATTCTTTTTTTGCAGATGAAGAAGCCAAAACTTCTTCATCCTCACCTGTTAGTTCACGAACAATTGCTGTTGTTTGCCATGTGTTTGTTTCATAATTAAACAAACCTTTTAGTAATTCAACTGATGTGATGGGGGCATCATTAACTTGTGGAGCGGGGTCAGATATTACTGAGTTAGCAACGTTTGTATTTGACATTTTTTATTCCTTTTTATTTAAGTTTTATTTGGCTGATGGAAGAGCGTCAATGTCTGCTTGAGTCCACGCTAAAATCCATCCTTCGTTATGAAGGACCATTTCTTGAATCATAATGTTGTTGTCACCAGCATTTAAACCACCCATTGCATAAGCACCAGGCCAGCAGTTAAACAACTTGATACCTAATTTTGGAGTACCAATGAAAGTGGTTTTTGAACCAATTGCAACGCTGTCATTATATGAAGCATTGGAGTGTGGGTGGTCATAAACCTTAACTACAACGTCACAACGGTAGTCTGAACCACCAGTTGAACCTGGAACACCTGACTGCCAGTTGTGGATGAAGCGTTGCCACTTCCACAGTTGGTCCTGACCTTCAATGATTCCACGTGAGAAAGTTACAGGGTCAAAGTCAGTTTGTCCGACCATCTTGTGGGGGTGTGTATTCATACCACCTTCACGGTATGGAATCATCTCATTACGAACCGAGAGACCTGACATAGCGGCAAAGCCAATGTTTCCGATTCCTGGTGCATACTGTTCCAAGTTAATGGTACTAGGGTTGTTCTGACCGTTAGTGGCGTTTTGTCCTAGTGGGTAAAACTGAACTTCAAATTTAAAGTTACGGATTGGGTCTGTTCTAACGATAGGCATTAGTTACTCCTTAGAGGGTTTCTCTTACGTTGTTACCGCCAATAAATTGGCTGATATTGATGATAATGAATTCTGCTGGGGACTGGAGTGATACACCAATCTCAACACGTACTTCGCCTTGTTCAATTGTGGTGTTTGTGTTGTTAGAAGCATCACAAGTAATGAAATACGCTTCTGCCGCACTACGTCCTTTAAGACCACCGCTTGCCCAGAAACTAGACAAGAAGTTTGAAATCTTGGCTGTAAGTTCTGACCACAGACGCTCACCGTTTGGCTCAAACACAGCAAACTGTGTAATAGAGTCAACGTTGGCTTTAATAAAGTTAAGGCTACGGCGAACAGGAATGTACTTTGTGATATCTGTCTTTTTAAGTGTACGAGCACCATTGACCACAACACCAGCACCAGGAACTGTTTTAAATGTGTTGATGTTCTGTGAGTACAACGCACCAACTTGCGCCTCAGTAAATGAAGTAACTAAACCAAAGGCATTACGTACTTCATAGGCATAACCAGCAGGCGCTTTGTAAACTCCACGCTCAGTATCAACACGTGTGTAAAGCCCTGCAAGTGCACCACCTGGAAAAGTATTACGAAGAGCCGCAGTACCAGAAGCGGCTGGGTTAGACATTTGCAACATTGGGTAATACACAGCCGCATATGAAGTTGTTGTGTATGCAGCAACTGTGCTTGCAATAGTGTCAGGTTCAACAACTGTAGGAGATGGGTCAATAATCAAGAATGAATTGCCACGTCCTTCAACATATGTAATTGCATTGTTGATAATTGTTGCGTTTGTTTTACCAACAAGGTTAAACAACAACTGACCATTAATTACATCAAAACCACTAAGGGCGCTTGCGTAAGCGGTTTGAGTTCCTTGAGCAGCATCACTTGTTAGTGCTACACCATCACTACCACTTGCAAAAGTATATGTTCCAGCAGTTACTGTGTATGCCGAACCAAAAGCAGTAATAGAGTTAACTTTTACGTAATTTGAGTAATTGTTTAGAACTGCTGAAATAAAACGAGAATCATCAGTAGACAAACTAAGTTCAGACCAACGCTCAATTTCAACGTTGTTATCTTTAACAACAAGGTTAAAAGTAGGAGTGGACCCTGTAATAAGTCCTGCGCTTACAGTAGCAGTAAGGTTGTTTCCCCAAACGCCATTGTTTGCTGCTACTAAAACAAACGCAGTAGTACCTGCACTTGCACCGTTTTGTGTTCCATCAAAAGTTGCTGTTGCTGGGGCAGAACTTGCGCCAAGAACACGTGATACATACGCAGTACGACCACCGTTTGCAAAATAATGGTAAACAGCAAAACCCAATTCATAAGAACTAGAAATATCACCAAAAGTGGACTTGTATGCATTCCACGAATCAATTGCTTTGGGCGTGGTTGGACCACGTTGGGCGGTGCCGATAAAAGCGGCGGCTGTTGTAGTTGGTCCCGTAGTAGTAGAAGTCGCAAAAGGACTCTCTGTTACGTAGATGCCAGGGTTTGTGTATTGGGCCATGGGTGACTCCTATTGGGGTAAGTAGACGGAAAAAGACATTTGGAAATCAATAATCAATGTTAGCAATAACTGATTGAACTTGCTTGGAGCCATATATATCAGATGAGGTCAATTCAGCACCCATCTGCAACGTGTAGATTTTGCGAAAAATACGCTTACGATAACCAGCCTCGGGGTCAAGGAGGTCAGCCGTAGTCCAGTCCAACAATTCCAGACGACGGTTAGTACCGTCAGCCGCTATGTTGATGGATGATTTACGGAATGGAAATACCTTCCGCAAAAGGGTTGCCGTTAACTGACGGTCATGAAGGGCCGTACGAGTAAACGTAGAAATCTGATAAACAAGGTCAACGGGTATGAATTCATTGGTCTGTAAAACTTGAAATTGATTTTTATTTGTAAAATTAGAAAAGTTGGGGGATTCGCTAGGCCAGTAAGTTAAGGCATTAGGACGCTTGTCCCACCCCACAGGAGCACTAGCCCCTCCAGCAGTATTAAAGTAAACCAATTCAGTTTCTGAATGTTGACGGTTACGAGCATGTACAAGGTCAATCATTTCAATAGTAATGAATGGGTACGTACGTTCGGTTTCTATTTCTGGGTAGCGGAAGAACACTTGTACGTCACGGGATTGGTCACGGTCATCGTAAACAGTAAGATTAGACAAAGCCAGTTTAAGGGCTTCATCCTCGGCAAGTAGGAACCCAGTTCTAGACATTACGGTTACTCATAAGGGTTTCACGCAATCTTGAGTTTATTTCTTCTGTTTGTTTATCCTGCTGTTGCAAGATGCTTCCCCGAAGAAGGGGGGTTGGGGCAAGGTGACCATTGCCATATTCCAAGTTCATTGCCTGCTCTTGGGTAGCCTCATCACCAGTAATTGAGTAAGAGAACTGACGGTTATCATGCATGTATTCAACCGAGATAGAATCAGCAATTTCTGCCCAGCCAGTATCTGATTGGCTTGCCTGCTTGCGGAGGTCAGTTTGCGCTTTAGCGGCACTGTCGTGCAATATCTGCATTAGGACTTTGTCGTACTCACGAAGCATGTTATCCACATACTCAACGGCACCAAACGTACCCGTAATCATGCCACCAGAACTGTTGGGAGAATGAGTTAAAGAAGAGCCAGTCATGGCACACTCCCGAGTTCTAGGCGTTGGACCCCCATACGAGCACCGTATGGGTTATACATATTTTATCAGGTACCAGACAACCTTGAAGGCCAAGGTAGGTTTTGTGTGGAAAAAGCAGCAGGTCCTGTGTCAAAAGGCATTTCCTGACTGACATAGATTTCCAAACCTTCAACAACAATAAGGACGTCATCTCTGGCACGTCCACGAACTTTGTAGGACATTACGGACATATAGCGTCCGTCATAGAGGAACACGTCATTAAGGTGGTGCTTGTATTCAAAGGGGTCCGTGATACCTGCAACACGGAAATCTTCTACGGATGCCACGAGGTTAACAATTTGAACGGGTTGGCGACCTTCAGGAATAGCACGTTTGGTGTCTTCAGCCTCTGTAACCATCAAGACAGGGACTACAACACCAGTTTTATATTTACGACCAGATACACCAGAGCCGCCCTCATCGTAGACGTCATCGTATGTAGAGCCTGCACTAGCAGATGCGGCAAATGGTTGATACTCAAACCACGTTATTGTTTCACCAACCGCACGGTGGTACGCACGGTAATTCTTCCGAATATGGGCTAGTTCTCTACGTACGTCCATTAGATAAAGGTATTAGACACGTATCCAGATGGGGGGTCCATGTCAATAAAGACATCCTCACGCAACGGCTCATCTTTAGCAGTAACCAAGATATGACCTTCAGTATCATCAGCAAAGATTCTCTCAATTGGACCATAGTCGCCCAATTCCTTGGCTTTAAACAAAGGCACGTAACGGTTCGTAGTACGAGATACACGGCGAAGGCTGAACTGTTCAATACGCTCAGGACCAATGTTGAGGTTATTGGCATGTTTACGGTACTCAACTTCCCACTGCTGGCAGAGGCTTTGGAGCATACGGAAACGAGCACTTGCAGGGATGTGTACGGACTCTGAGGTCATGATGTCAATGTCACGGGCATATTCTGTCATAAGAGCCTGTAGAGCCTCCACAAGCGCTCCTAGACCCACTACGTCCAACACAGCGGCGTTAGCCTGCTCTAGTGGAACACTGATGGTGGGGGTGTGGAAGTTGATAGAGCGTTCTGAGTAAAACTGAAGGTCTTCAGGAAGAATCCACTCATAGTAATACCCTTCAATCATAATTTTAGTATTGGCTGCTGGGGTAGATGCTAAACGTAATATACCGTTACGGTTGTCAATGCTGTACTGGCTAGTGGTTAGTTCAGTTGCGCTGGCACCAGTAGTGCTAGCAATCCACAAAGTACTACTGTCAACATTAGTTTGTCCTAACTCATAAGTACGACCAACAGCATCAAAGGACACTTGGAAGAATTTAGGGAAATCACGAAGGTACGTACGTGCCAACTGCATTGTGTGTTCAAGTGGGGTTAAAGTAGCCATAATATATTTTACTGGTCTCCTGAACCGATGCCTGGGATAGTGTCTTGAGTAGGTTGGTTCACCTGCGGTTGAGTTTCACGGTAACGGTGAGTCATAATTCCACGAACACGTGTAATGTCCGTTACAGAACCCGAAGGTATGGAAATTGGGCGCTCTATTTCAGACATCAGAATCCTCTCCTAATAATGATACTAGAGACCGAATTTCCATTCTGTACCATTCCAAACACGTGCCTGAGCAGTAACCCACGAACCAACTCCACCAGACTCAACCCAGACTTGAGGAAAAATGGTGACCCAGGAAGAACCATCCCAAATTTTGACACGACCACCGATAGTGGTAGCAGAGATAGAAGAAGCCGCACCTTCTCCAGCGGCATTAACCGCAGTAACGGTATATGAGTATGTAGTATTTGGGGATAATCCCGTATGGGTGTAGGACGTTGCAGAAGTGTTTTGAAGGACGGTTCCTCCAGTGCGTAGTACATAAGATGAAACACCACTACCACCATTAGATGAAGGTGCCGCCCAACTTAGGGTAATTTGGCCCAACGTTGCAGCATTTGCTGAAAAAGACGTTGGAGCGCTAGGTACTGTTCTAGGAGTACTAGTTGTACTTACTGAAGAACCTGCGCTAGTACCAACGGTATCACCATTTCCAGCACGAACATAAACTGTTAATGCTGTTCCATTAGTTCCAGGAACATCAAATGGGTTAGAAAATAATTGTGTAAAATTGACATTATTGGTTGAGTACTGATAGTAAGTTATAGCCTTTCCGTTAGTACTAGTTGGAGCACCAAAACTTACAGTTATTGAGCCATTGTTAGGACTAGACGAAATGTTTGTTGGGGCACTAGGTGGGCCAAATGGAGTGCTAGTTGCAGCAGTTCCACCGCTTTGGTAGTACACATTAGTTGAACGAACATAGTATGTATAACCTGTTCCGTTTGTTAAGTTAGTAATTGAAAAAGGGTTAGAAGGTGTTGCAGTCCAACCGTCAATATTATTACTTGAATATTCATACCCAGTTATAGCAGGGGTAGCAGGGGGGTTGGTGGCAGCAGGAGCACTATAACTAATACTTACAGAACCATCACCAGGAGTAGATGAAGCACCTGGAGCAGTTGGTGCTATACCTGGACGGGCAGGTACAGCAATATTACTAATAGTTACGCTAGGTGCAATACCTGAAGCAGCATCAACATTACTAACTGATGCACTAATTGTGCGTGTAGAAGTGTTAGTTCTGTAAGCATTTGCGCTTGGAGGGTTTGAGTAGACGTAGTTGTAATATCTTGCAAGTCTGTATTTAGGGGCATCAGGGTATGTGCTGTCTGAACCTGAGTTGTTTAGATAGTTTGTTGCTGCATTTTCTGCCGCATTTTCAAACCCTGTCATAGTTAATGTTTGAGTGTCATTCATTCTGAACATGTTTTGTGTCCAGATATGTGCCCGTAGGTTTACTGACGTACTGTTATATGCAACAGCCTCCCATTCATACTCAATACCAACACGCATTCCTTGCGTAGTATTGCCACCTGTATAGTCCCAAGCACCCCAAGTCACACCAGAAGAGTTGGTGGTTGATAAGGCCATATTAGAGTCCTGCTACTTGGAACCAAATATCTCCAACGGCGTTGGCAGTAGGGGGGGCGTTTTGCACAAACACTGTTCGTCCACCGACTTTAGATGCATTAGTTGCTGTTGATGCGTTACCACTGATGTCTACACCATTAAGAGTTTGTGTTGCAGATGTGCGGTTTAAGGCAATAGAAGTTGTACCCACAAAGACACTGGAGTTACCTAAGACGTTGCTTGGAATAGTTCCTGCAATGTTGCCAGCCGTTAGGTTTGTGATTGCCGCACCATTGCCTGAGAATGTGGCTGAAATTGTTCCTGCTGAGAAGTTAGCGCTTGCGTCACGCTTGACAAGAGTGTTACCTGTAGCACTGCTAGTTTCTGGAAAAGTAAACTCAGCAAGGTTTTCCCACAGGGTAGAAGTTGTCTTTATCCACAACTGAGATTGACCACTGTTACTGGTAACCGTTGTATTGACATAAAGGTCACCAATAGCACCACCATTAGCGCCTAGTCCTGCTAAATCAATAGGGCTACCAGCACCAGTACGGACTACATTCGTAGGAGTAATAATGCGCTTGTCAATAATACGAGTACTTGAAATAACGTCAGCAGTACCAGAAGCACGATAGACAGCGGCTAAGAAGACATCATTATCTTCCAAAGTTGGGAAAAGCGGGTTAGAACTAGCAGTACCTGTACGAAGGGTTAAAACTCCTGAAGAGTTAATAACAACAATGTCAAAGCGGGCAGAACCAGAAGTTCCCTGACCCATTCCAAGAGAAGTTGTTCCACCACTACCAGTAAGTTTGTAATAAACGCCATTAGAGATTACTTCACCATCAGTGACAGTAACAGTTTGGTCGGGGATGCTATTGGCAGCAACTACGCAACCAGATACAACGCCAGTCTTTCTTGTACCAAGGGCTTGGAAGTCACCACTATCTGGCTCAGACTGGTCAATTACAGAGGCAAGTGGAGCGTTCGGGATGTGGAAACCCATTAGTTACCTCAGAGAGTGTCGTAGATGTTTCCGTGTGCCTTTAGGTGTTCAAAAAGACCAACGGGGATGGTATATGTTTTGCCATCCTCAAAATTATAAGTCTTTCCAGCCCAGTACATTGCCCAAGTGCCTTTAATGCGAGAACGCTTGAGGTCGGGGTCTGTTGATGGGGCAGGAGTTGCAATAACTTCTTCTTCGTCTTCAAAGATAGGTTCTGCAAATACATTTGTTTTACGAGTAGTTGACACTTTGGGTCCTTTTTGTAGTTGGTATTTTGGTGAAAGTGGGGGACTTTCGTCCCCCACCCATCGCTCACTCCTTTATCAGGAGATTGCACCACCGAGAGTGTTGATAAGTACACGGGATTCTGCGGTGATGACACCGAAGCCCCAGATTGCGTACCAAGCAAGTCCATGCTCACGACCAAAGTCAATGACGCCACCGTCACGGAGTTCCACTGGCAATGCAATGGCTTGTCCGAAGGCGTTGTCACCAATCATGATGGCGGAGTATGAATCAGCCGCAGGCTCTTGAGCACCAGCAGATGCTGTGTTGATGTCAACAACGCCTGAACCAAGCGATGAAGTCTTCAAGACCTGTGTGGTTTCAATGAATACTACGTCATAGAGACGACCAATTTCACCGAGCATGAAGTTACCTGGAGCGGCATACTTTGTTACTTCAATGAATTCAGGCCAGTCACGGATTGAACGGCTCTGTGAAGGGTGAACGAAACATACGTAAGTGTCACCAAGGCGAGGAATGTTCTGTCCAGCAAGTACTTCAACTGCGTCCTTGATGGAAGCAGGTGACATGTAGCCAGGAGAAGCAGAAGCACCAAGGGTACCAGCGTTGTATGGCGAGATAGCCGTACGGGTAGTAGCGGCTGTACGACCAAACACAACGTTTGGAGCAACAGCGGAACCGCCACCGAAAGGAATACCAGCAGAGTAAAGCGTGTTACGTGCCTGTGCGTCCATTGACTGAGCCATGTGACGACCAAGGAGACGTGAAGCCGAAGCCATAACGTCATCAAATGATGCGTTAAGAAGCAATTCGGTTACAGCAGTTGCTTGACCTTGTTCTTTAACAGTGATTTGAATCTGGCTAGCAGAGAGAGCCACTGGCTCCATGCGAACGCCTTCAGTCAACTGTGCGCCATCCTGCTCGTCAACCGTGAGGTTGTTGTAGCGCATGAAGTTAATTGTGAGACCTGGCATAACACCAAGTTCTGTCTTCTTAACCGCAAACTGCTCAAAACGAAGCACTGGCATTGCTTGGAACAAGATTTCTTTGGACCAAATTGTCTGGATTGCTGGGGAAAGTGTTGAATCACTTGAGTAGCCTGTGGTGGTAATTGCACCAAGACCTGCTCCTGTAATTGCTCCACCTTGTGGGGCTGGAAGGGCCATTGTTTATCCTCCTAGGATAATATTTGTTATATTTTAGTACCGACCCCTACGAGAGGGGGTGGCATTCATGAGCCGTTCACGCATCTTTGCATACTGTTCCATTGGCATATTCCGAATGTCTTCGGCTGTAAGCGTTTGGTATTCCGTTTGATTCTCCATTGGCCCAACGGGAGGTGCCGTTGGTGGCACTCCCCTCAAACGACCCTGCTGTTGCTGGGTTGCTTGTTGGATTGATTCAATAATAGCACTACTTCGTGTACGAAGCACAGCGATTGAGTTTTCTATTTCCTCTTGGCTGTTTCCAGCGATGAGGTCAATAAGTTCTGGAATGATTGCTTCCTGCTCTTCATTCAAGCGACGGTTGCGATACGACTGCAAAGCCTGCATTTCACGTTCTTTTTCAAGCAATGCTTCTTGCTGAGAACGCTGACGTTCAATCTCGTCAAAACGATTCTTGTAGTCCTGTTCAATTTGAGACAACTTTACGTTGAATTCGTCTTCACGCTTTAGAAGAAGTTCTTTTGCACTTAGTTCAGAAGTTTCACGCTCACGGATAAGGTCTGCTTCTTTAGCAGCACGTTTTTCCGCTTCTTCCATTGCTTTTTCACGCTCAGATGAAATAAGACCGAGTTGCTCTTCCATTGCCTTTACTCGTGTATCGGCTTCTTCAAGACGCTTGTACATCTTGTCTTTTTCCTGCTTACGGATGTTTTCTACTTCATCCTCAGAAAAAAGTTTGGAATTGCTTTTCTTCATTGCATCCTCTACGAATTGCTCCACTTGTGGGGAGTCAACTGGGACTGTAATGATGTCCCCTTCGGGGATATTAGGGTTCTTTGCCATAATGGTTACCTACCTTGTTTGTTTGGCTAATTGGAACTTGTTTTGTTTACGTTTAGTTATCTTCGTCAGGATTACGACGCTGGGCGAACCTTGCACCGTAAGCCTTACTTACAATTTTATTTACGAGTTCCCCTTCAATGCCGATAGCGGCACCGACCCCAGGGAGGGGGGCAGATGTTTGTTCACCTGTTGTAGATACATTAGCACCTCCAGCAGAGGCTGGCTCAACACCTGCTTCACCAGAAACCATGCCAGTTGCCAACATAATGGCCTGCTGGATTTGTGCTCTCATCATGTCTAAGGCACCTTGGTCAAGGGCGTCATCTTGAAGTTCTTCAAAGATTTCTGCCATCTTTTCGTTGGGGAATTCTTCGCCAAGAATGCGAAGAGCGCCACGCTTAGACTCCAGCCCAAGTTGCATCTTTGCTTGGACTTCGTTGAGTTTAATGAGAACGTCAACTGGCAGTGGCTCAGGCCAGTGCACAGTGGTGTGATAGGTCAGAGGGTCAAGTGGGTCTAACTGTGTCAATTGGTCTGGTTCGGGTTGGGCAGACTTAGACCCATCAAATACCAACATCTGTGGCTCAAACACAGCCGCAGTGCGAATGATAATTTCGTTAATCCGCTCAAGACCCTTAGTAAAGTGAATCTTCTTCATGTTGAAGCGGTTCATCATTGGCTGATACTGAATAGCCAAAGCCACACCAGAAGTGTTAGAAATTGGTTGCATTTGCCCAAGGGCAGTTTCAGGCACACCTGTTATCTCATGCATGGTGCGCTTAATTACTTGGATGTACTCCAGTGCACCAGACATCTCACCACGTGATTCAAGGTTGAATACGCTGGCGTCTTTAGGAAGACCTGCCCAAACCTTCTTCGGTCCACGCTCTAGTTGAGAAGCCTTAGCGCCAGTAATAATTGTTACAGGAGCGGCGTGGTAGTTGATGATGTCAGAAACTTCAACCATCTTTTCGTTGAGTTCACGGTTCAGAGGGATGACGTCCCAAATGTCTGATTGACCCCAAGGCGACGACGAGATGGTCACATTAGGAATGTGAACGATTGGGATTGTTCCAAGTGCGTTTGGATACTCATCCACTAATTCATCGTTGATGAACTGTTGTACAAGGTCATCAGAAAGGATTTCTGTAAAGGTGTAAACCTGACGAGTACCTTCAGGAGATGTACCCCAGAAACGGTACTTTAACTTAAAGCGAAGAAGACGGTCACGGTCATGGGGGTGATATTCAGGAAAACAATGTGCTGGGTTCAATGGAACAACACGAATACGACCAGGATGTGGAATACCTACAGAGTCTGTGTACGGCTCTTCATACGCAATTTTAACAAAAGCATCTCCTGTAACTGACGCAAGTTGACCTAGTTCCCACAAAACATAATGCTTATTGTTATGCATATCCCACACTTCATGCAGGAGGCTAGGGATAATAGCGGCATTCTGTTCTGGACAACGGAATTGAATACCTTTACCAAAACAAAAGTTAGTGATGTAGTCCGACATTGTACGGACATAGTTCATGTAGAACTGAGACTCACCCATCTCACGGCGATAAGACCAATGGTGACCAAGGTACCAAGCCCATGCAGATGCGTAACGGTTTAGACGAGGACCATGTACTTCAAACTCTTCGTCTGCCAACTCCACCAAACCAAGTGGTGAAATTGCAACTGTGAGGTCGCTGGAAGACGCTCTATAGGATGGGGACCAAAAATCAACTGCCATGTTGCATACACCTTACCACCAAGGACTGGTAGTTATCTAACTTAGGCTTTTGGAGCAGTAGTTTTTTTAGCAACTGCTTTTTTAGCAGGAGCCTTTTTCTTCTCAACAGCGGCAGTAACTTCTTCAACAACTTTAGGAAGTTCTACGGAAGCCTTAGCAAGGAAGTTTGCAGTTCCCTTGTCACCAACGAGGGTACTTGCATAAGCAAGACCTGTGATGATGAGTGGCATGATTGCGGCTTGAGCGCCTGGGTCAATGTTTGCCTTAGCAAGGAAATACGAGAGAGCGCCAACGACTGCTCCCTTGAGGGTCTGGTCTGCGACCTGCTGGTTCTTTGTAGCCATGAATGCTCCTGATAGAAGGGGATACCCCAATGATACTACGTTTAGCGGTGTAAGTAATTAATCTTTTGCACCATGCCAGCAGGAATCATAATTCCATTTCCAGCATGGGTGTCATTAATAAGCGACACTAACTTCACACACTCAGCATCTTTGTGCATAAGGTAACCAACTGAAAGTGATTTTGCTGGCTTAGCCTTTTGAATTTCTTCATGACCAAACCAGCCGTTCTCAATGTCAGAAGCGTCTAACCAAAGGACTTCAACAAGTGGAGGTTTAGTAGGATTCTTCTTCCCGAATACAGATTCTACGAATTTCTTGAAGTCGGGTAAAAGGTCCATTTGGTTATTCTACACCCAGCAACTTGCCCTTATAAAACATGGTTCCGTCATGGATTGGAAGCATTTCAGGGTGGAAGGCACCATCACCCTCTTGGTAGTAAATAATCCCAAGCCCCTGTTGCCAATCTTCTACGCAGGTGATTGGGCGACCATCTAGGTCCATACCACCCTTGGTAGATGGCACCATACCGTCCACACGGGCTAGACAGCCAAAGGAGATAGCGGCAATGGTCTTTGGACCATCCCAATCGCTACGGGTGCGCTCAGCCCACTCACGGCGGTGAATATGACCATAGACCACGGATGACTTCTCTGTGCCTAGGTACTTGTGGGCAGTAGAACCACCTGAAGCCACCTTGGTTCCGTGAATAATCTTGATGCGGTTATTTAGCCAGAACTGGCTGGCAGGGTATCCAGCAAAATACTCCACCCCAAAGTCATCAAAACGACACAGGAAGGGAATAGAAAGCACTGGGAAGGAGGTTGGGGTATTACCCTGCTTCAAACCAAATGCGGCTTTAGCATTGTCAATGATGTAGTTGGTAAGACGAATCTCATGGTTACCTTCCATCCAGATAATGCGAGCGTAAGGAGCCGCATCTCTGATTTGGGCACACAACGTAGTCAAGTAATCAATTGTTGCTTGAGTGGTCAACGAAAAGGCAGGACTCAACCGATACTTTGACATTTCTGGAAGGTCAGCGTTATCTCCGTTTAAGGCTACGATGTCAGGCTTTTCCGCCTTGATGACTGCGAGTGCGTAGTCCATTGCAACTGGGTCATGTGTACTCACCAGTTCGCCATTGGCATCACGGAAGAAACCTGCTTGAATATCAGGAAGTACAACGCACTTTTTCCAATTAGATACTGATTGCTTAACAGTAACTTTAGGCAACTTAATAGAGGGTCCTTGGTTAACAGGGTCCCACTCAGGACCTTCTGCCCACTTAGGTGAGAACTGGATAGCCGCAAGGTCATGGATTTGGGCTTCGCCGTCTTGGTCTTTAGTCAATGACTGGTAAAGACTTACACGCTTTACAGAACCAATTTCATTGATGTCAATGTTTTGACGGTCAAGAATTTCAACTAACTTACCAAGGGCTTGTGCCTTGGATTCTGGTGGTGTTGCCAACTTATCGGATAATTCGCTCACAAGAACACTCCTTGTTTACGTGACGTTGAACAGTTGAAACACTTACATAATGACCAAAAGAATCAAGTACTTTTGATAACCATGAGGCGCTAAACCTTTTGGACTTTCCCATCCCAGCATCTTGACGAATACCGTCAACTGCTTTATCTAGGGCTTCCATCTCTTCGGCAGAGAGGATGTCACGTATTTGTGTGAATTTGCAACTCACGCCTATACCGTGTGCTTGTGGCGTTTTTAACGCCTCAACAAGTGAATGTGTTTCCACTGGTGTTCCTTCTGTTAGTGCGATTTATTCACAAACCACATCACCAACATACTACCATCCCAGTCAGGCTGTCAACTACTGTTTGTCTACATGCCAATCAATGTGGTCGTTAAGGCGGTCCCCAACTTTATCAACACTACTTTGTACTTTATTTAATTGTTGCATTACTTGACCGTGGTCAAGGGAGTTGGTCTTTTTCATTGATTTAAATTCTTTAATTGAAAAACCAAAGGTTGTTATTACCGCAACGATAATAGTGGCAAGTGCGGGGTCCATGTATTACATTCCATGTCCATCGTCAAAGTGTTGACGGCGAATGCGAACAGGAACATCAGAGGCTTGACCAGCAGTGTGTGGACGCACAAATCCAAACCTATTGGTATGGGGATTTAATGCATACTCACCTGAGCCAAAAGAACCACGTTGTTTTTCAGTTAGAACACCAATGTGCCCTTTCTCTGTGTCTGCCCAACGAGCATCATCACGGTCCATGTCAAATGTTGGTGCAGTAACGGTACGCCCTGATGAATCTTCAACAGTTAAAAAGTCGTGAGGAGTGTCTTTTTTCTTTTTTGCAACTGGAACAGCAACGTTACCACCACCTTCTAGTACCTGTTCAATACGTGGGGCAGTCGTAAGTTCACTAACGCTACGTGTAAGATTAACGCTTCTGTACGGAATGTCTTCTTCTTTATCCACAACACCACGCATGTCTTCTTTTGTGTATTCAGATGTAGATGCACCAGGAAGGTGTTGCAAATCTTTTGGAATAATAATTCCACTTGGATGTTCTTCGTATTCTCCAATAAGAGTAGGAGCCGTAGGAAGCCTATGCCACGGGATGTCACTCAAAGTGTTTCTACGGAACACGGGGTGAAGACCTGCTGCCCAAGCCTCTTCAGCGTGGCTTCGTTGTGAATCACGAAGGTGTGCCAAGAAAAGGTCAGGGTGTTCTGCGCCAAACTCAGTACGGATACGTTGGGCACGTTGTGAAGCATCATTTGAGAAACGACCTGCGTCACTAAGGCAGTTTTCTCGGCATCCAGGTGTAGAGCAAGAACCGCAAGTATCCGCAACTCCTGATGTACCAGCAGGTGCTAGAGCAAGTGTGGCTTGTAAACCACGCTGTGCCATTGGGTTTACAGAAGTTTCGTTTTTATTTGTCTTTGTGTTGGATTTTTGACCAACCAGTAGTTGTAAATTACGACTAGCGCCTCTGGACTGTGCAAACTGTTTGAACTGTGCGCCAGCACGGGCTGGTGGAATACGGCTTAGGTCAGTATCAGAAACTTGTTGAAGGATTTTAAAAAGAGGAGTTGCCACGGTTATCCTTGTGAATAGCGTAGTTGACGCTTTACAGAAGTTTCTGAGTTACCACGGTTATCTTGACGGTACGCCTCTTTACCAGCGCCACGGTATTTACCAGCAGGCTCACGGCGCTTGTGCTCGTCAGCACCATTACCAATGTCCGTAGAACGGCGGGCTTCTTTAAACACTTGAGGCTTAAATTCATCCATAGGGTCGGTGAATATCTCTCCCGTACCCTCCATGGTCTTTTGTTGAACCACTTGGGCTTGGGAACCACGGCGCTGTGGGACGTACTTGTGACGTACTTCAGCCTGAGAGTACGTGTAAGACTGACGGGAGGCATGGAAAGACGATTTCCGAGAACGCCCTACGTCAAATTTATAAGTACCTAATGCACCTGCGTATACAGGAGAGATAGGTAGCCCAGAGATTGATGAAGTAATAGAAGGTAGACCTACCCTCTGTACACCTTGTTCTCCACTATCCCCAGCGGTGTTATCACCACTGTCTCCTGTGACAGGGGCACCACTTGGTGGAGCGCCTGCGTCCATTATTTAGTCGTTTACGACAGTTGGGTTTGGACGGTTCATGTGAGCGCCTGAGTTGTAGGCATACTCAAACTGAGGCATTGCATCGCCACTCATGGCACCCTGTACAAAGTCTGACAAGACTGTTGGGGCTTCAATCCAAGATGCAGAACCTACGTGAGCACGTTCACGCATGGTGTCCATTGCATGCTTGTAGAAAGCCTCTGGGTTGTTGTGGTTAGAACGACCATATGGCTGAGTGTCCATGTACGCACCCTGAGCGAAGTCATGAGGAACATCGGTGTCTGTTGCAACACCTTCTTCAAAACGAAGAGGTCCTTTGTTCATTGGGATACTAGGAGCAAAACTGCTCTCAAAAACGTTAACTCCCTTTTCAGGGAACATTGGGTTTGGTGATACGGTCACTTAATCCTCCAAATAGGGATGTGGTTTACTTAATACCACTTTACACTACTTTAGGGTCATCTACCTGAAAAACGGATTTTCGCTAATCATAATCTGAGGCATAGTATCTTGAATGGTCATGTGGCAAGCAATAGCCAAAGAGTCAGGGTAGTCGTCAAAGGCTCCCTTTTCATTTGGGGCGGCGGCAAGCATGTACGGACCTTTATATACTTTTTCAAGGTCTGCCATTTGTTGGTTAAAACGCTTCCAAGTACGGTTACGGCGAGCCTTACTGTGCCCAGGAATAATCAACTGCTCACGCTGAATAAGTTCCGTTAAATGGACCCAACGTTCATTCTGAGCCTTAGAGTCAGAAGACACCGCAAGAACCTCAATGTCGGGAAGAAGAACCTGTAGACGTTCCGCTACAGCACCACCAACACCTTGAGCGTCTACACCCATGCGTAGGACGTCATAGTTACGGATGAAGTCAATTATTTCAAAGTACTGGGTTTCCCACTCTTCATTGTTAATCTCAAGCCAGTTGAGTATTCGGTGCTCGTAGAAGCCAAAAGGGTCTGGGTGGTCCCAGTCAACCCACAGAACTGTGACAACTGTAGAGTCATTTGCACGAGCAACGTCAATGCCAATAACAACTGGTGTTCTCCACCATTGTTTAACAAGACCCATAGAAGGGTCATACAAACGGTCCATTCGTTCTTCGGTAACAAACATACCTTTTTCAAGAATCCATTTGTTTACATAGGACATCTGGAATTCGTCTGAATCCTCACCGATACGCAGTTTTTCTTTAGAAATGAATTTGCCGTAGTTGTCGTTGTACTTTGATGCGGTCTTGTAGTCATACTCAAAATGGCATGGGCGAATCTTGCGACCACTTACAGCACGGCGCTTATTGTATTGAATTGCTTTGTAGAAATAACATTTGTTTCTACTAGCCGTACCAGTTAAACAAATAGAACCGTTGTTGAACGCCAACATGGGTTTAATTGATTTGTTAATCATAAACTCATCGGCTTCCTGAGCCTCGTCAATAAGTACAAAATGATAGGTCTTAGACTCAATCTTTGCCTTGGGGTTACAGGTCTGCATACGACAAAGTGACCCAGAGTGCTTCAGAGTGATGATACGACCACGACCACGAGTACCACCCGATGTCGCCTTGTCATCAATTTCAGGGTCAAGGAGAAAGTCCAAAGCGTGGTCACTTGACAGTTTTGAAACGATACGCCCAAACACGGTTTCAGCCTGTTCTTCGGTTGGTGCAAATACTCCAACCCAAAAACCCTTAGAAAACTTACCTAACCATGTTGGGTAGATAGGAGCCAACTTTGGCAAGATAACCATCATGCCAGCCATAACTGCTGACAATACTTCAGATTTACCTGACTGGCGTGTAGCCACTACTGTTAGTTCTTCACCGTCTCCTAAGACAATGGACTCAATAATGCGATAAGCAATAGGTACCTGATAAGGAAAGAACTCTATGTCGCAGAACTCTTCGGTAAATACAAGCAACCTTTTTACAAGGTTATCTAGGAATTCCGCAGAGGTCTCGTCAAGTTCCTCTACTATCTCTTCCGCAAGTAGTTCTGTTTGTTCTTCTTCTGTTAGCACAATACAATAATAGTCTAACTACGGCGTTCTAATTCGTCCCAAATGGAATTAATGGCAGTAATGGCTTCAGTTACGGTTTCTTTGTTGCCATTTCTAAAGCGCCATTCATCAAATGATTGACCAAAGTTCATGATGGAACTATCAAGCCAACCCACCAATGCTGGTGTTTCCATCTTGGATACACGACTGTCTGCTTTATCTTTAAGTTCTTTATTGAAGAAACGCATTACCAATTTCCGATGTCTGTTGGTCTAGTGTCCATAAACCTAGCACCCAAAACCCCAAGTTCTGCTTCCTCTTGGTCCTTGTATTTTGTTTTCTTGCACAAGCCTATTTGAAACGATTTTTTGTGTAAAGAAATTTGAAGACCTTTACCAATGCGCCAAGGTTCATCTACTTCACGCATAAACCCAGAGCCAACATACAATTTCTGGGATTTATCGTAATCCCTTGTAATCCAATACACAGGTCCTACCGACTGGACGCTATTGATGGTGTCTTTAAATAAAAAATAACCAAATAGGGCTACATCTAAAATCCAGTATGGGCTTATAAAAACAGTGAAGGCTACTGAAAGGATAAAACCAACTAAAGGCCAGTATGGTATTACTTTTTTAAAGTGAGAAAACAGACGGGTCATTAAGTTTTCTGTAGTCGGGGTAGTTGCGAGTCCATGCATCAATTGTTTGCCCTTTTGAATCTGATTGACAGAAATCTAAGTATACAGACGGAGGCATGTCATAATACGCATAGATATCTTCAGTTTTACGTTTGCCATTTTTACGTGTTCCACCAAACTGTACATATGCAGTACCAGTAAGACCTGTTGCCCTATTAGGGACAAAACGATGGCGAATTACACGAGTACTTAGTTCAGGACCTTTGTAGTACTCAGGTTCTGGAATGGAGATAACCGTTTGAGTTTTAAACAAATCCATTTCTTTTTGGTTTTGTTTTTCAATCTCATCACCAAGGCGACGGTTTTTATCAGACGGTTCACCGCCTGTAATCCATGGCATTGGAGTATCACTAAGGGATTCTCCAGCACCTAGTTTACTGAGGTCTTCGGAAAGACCTTTCATAGCCTTACGAAGTTTTTGACTTCCTCGTGAATTTGGGTTACGTGGGTAGTAGGGGTGACCCTTTTCAAATGCCATCCCTGTATGTTACCTTATTCAGGCTTAGGGATTGCTCGCCATGCGGCTTCAAACTTTGCGGCGTCTTTAGCCATGGCAGGTGAAAGTTCTACATGCAACCACTTGCCCCCAAAACTTCCAGCATTATCATCCTTGGTAAAAATCTTTACCCCAGCAGAATTTTCGCCTCTTGAGCACCTGAAGCCTCTTCCGAAACCAGGCTTTCCATCCTTGACATCTTTGTCAAATGCGTAGTCGTGGATTTCTTCAATGCCTAGTTCTAAGGTGTGTGCCAACAAGAAGTCCCACATAGCAACGCCAACCTTGCGGTCTGTGTACCCAAGGTCTACAGCGGCTCCTGTGGCATGAACTGATAGGAACTTCTCCATGCCTGGGTCACCAATCTTCTTGCCTGCGGTGTGAGAGTTACGCATCAATCGTGGAGAGTAAATCCCCATATTGGTGGCTTTGTATCTCTTGGCACAAAGTTCGGCTAATTTTACGGCTCCAGGCTGTGCCTTTTTTCCGTCAAAACTGGGGTAATAGGAGTATTTTCTTGTCATAGATATAGTTTATCAGGAGTTAACTGGTGGCAAAGGTTGTTCATCGTGGCGCTCTTTAGCGCTTTTAATGTTGGCATCTAGTACAACTTGCTCACGGTCAGCAGGAATTGAGGTGGTATTAGGGTCGGCAACCATACGTGCTACCTCTGCTGTAAAGATGTCTTCCATAGCAACACGGCAACGCTCATGCACTACGTTATCAATCCAGTCTTGAGGGTCTACGGCAACAAAAGAAAGTGCTTTCAATTCTGCATTTGTAAGGGTGACTATAAATGTATTCATGGTTTTCCTAACCTATATATCTAATTCTTAAAAAAGTATGCAAATTATTAGCGGTAATAGTTGCTGTTGCCCCACCAAACCAAGCCGCCATACCAAAAGTGTCTCCAGCAGTTAAACGAATAATACCCGCACCAGCCAAGTTTGAAGTACCACTAGGCGGAGATAAAGCAAAACTTGTACCTCGTCCACCATTTACTACAGTCCACAACTGGCTAACATCAGAACCACCAGCGCTATAGACGCCAATTGAAACAGCGTAGTCCCCCGTATGTGGTGCAGTAAATAAACCGTTAGAAGTGTTGTAACATGACCCAACGTTATACGAAGTGGTGTTATAAACTATTGGAACGTTCTGTGCTCCATTATTGTAGGACAAGTCGGAACCACGAAAAGCCAGGACTGATGGTGCTCCAGAAGCAGTAACTGCGCCAGTAACGGAGGTATTACCCGTACTAGCATTTACTGTCATTCTTTGGGCTACCCCTGATTCAACAAGCGCCCATGACTGATAAGAGGGGGTAACTTCATAGTGCCATCTGTTAGTCCCATTTATTGAAAAATACTGAATTGCGTAACCACTAGTTGAGTTGATTTTTATGCTTGTATCGCCAGAACCAGATGCAGTTATGTTGCCAAAAGTTGGAGTCGCTGTGGTGGCAACTGATTGCCCAATACTTGCAGTTACTGCACCTGTAGAGGTATTGAGGCTTACACCAGTTCCACCAGTTAAGGAAGTAACACCAGTATTAGTTAAAGTAACAGCACCTGTAGCACCTGACCTTGACAAACCAGCAGAACCAACGGCAATAGAAGTAACTCCTGTGTTAGTTACAGATACCGCACCAGTAGCAGAAGTGTTAGTGCTCAAACCAGATGAAGAAGTAAACGAAGTAACTCCTGTGTTGGCTATTGTTACAGCACCAGTAGACCCTGATACGGAAATACCAGTGCCAGCAACATTAGAAGTAACACCACTTATAGGACTTGAGGTACTTGTAGGACTATCTGTTTGAAGCCAAAAAACATTGGTTAAGTTAGCGTCATCTGACGTTACAACTATCTGGTCGCCTACAGCAGGTACTACCCAAGGCGCTTTGCGTCCAATGTAGGATAGGGCTACTTCTGAGTCAATTCCTAAAATAGTAGGAATCTTGACACGGACTTCTCCCGTGGCGCTATTAGAAAAGGTAACAAGTGCCCTATGGATTGGGTGTTGACTGTGCATTTATTCTTCTGTGTCGGGCGTTTCGCCCATTGGGATTACTTGCATGCGCTTTGCTGCTGCTTTGTAAGCAATGTTTTCAAGGGTAAGGCGTTGAATTTCTTCAAGTAGGCCATTGATAAGTTCGTCAGTTTGTAGTTCCATTTAAGGCTCCTCTATTGTATTGCAAGTATACATATTTATATTGCATTATGGGGTTTGTAGGGATATAGCCAAGTCTTTTTGTCGCTTTAAGCAACCCCACCTAAGTACAAAAAGACTTGATGCGTGGACAAGGCGTTCTGGTAGAAAATCCAAAGCATCTTCCCAATTACCCAACGTAAAATCTCCTTCAATCTGAAGCCCACCCAAATAGTCAACGAACTGCTTGTCTGCTGATTCAATATCAAATTGAATTTCAGCAGATAAATTGGTATATTCGGGGTAGCAAGACAACAAACTAGCCAAAGACATATGAGCCATTTTTTGTTTAACAAAATCAAGCAACCTTTGATTAGTGTCAACAACATCAGCAGGTCGTCTACGGGCATCGGTGTTGCCCAAGAAGAACTGTGCCACTTGCATGTTGGTTTGGTCAGCAACCAATGAACCATCAAATTCTATTTGGTTAAGGAATTCTTTAGCGTCAAGCACTATTGGTTCGGTGCTATTAAAGGGTTCATCAGCCAATGTAGCCCATTCAATTAATAATCTAAACATTTCAGACAGGGTTACACCACAACTAGGAATAACATCAGCGTTCACAACATAATCTCTCATGTGTTCATCGTTTTTAAAATGAACAAAACACAATGTTGCTGTACCATTCATATTAATGATAGGTTCATACACAATGATGTCATCTGCTTTAAATTCGCCAAATAAAGGTGATGCTCCTGGAGCAATATAACGTTCAGGACCATAAAAAGTGTTGTCGCAACGCCAGTCATTGACATCTGTATATATGGGTTTTGAGTTTAAAAAGAAAAATCCACCACGGTCTTTGTAATCCAATCCAGGGTTCCAGTATGGGATTATACGTTCAAAAGGTTGAGTATTGACCAACTCTTCTGTGTCACCACATTTAGCCACAAGACTGTGGACTGCATGCATTGACCAGTAATCATAAAACGCTATAAGTAGTTTGCCATCAGGCATGTAATGCAGGGAATACTGTGTAAATTCTTCATCACCTGCTGGTGTTCTGCGAAACAACTGCACAGATTCATCTGTGATGTTGTCCATCATGTAAAACAATTTACGGTTTTGTAAATCATTAATGCTGTATGTTGTTGCTTCCATTGTTTCCCTTTAAGGTCCGTAGTAGTTAAAAATTACTGCACCGCCAGCACCTGCGGCACCTGCGGCACCATTGCCACCTTGCCCGCCGTTACCGTATCCGCCGCCTGTGCCAACGCTACCGCTACCACCACCGCCACCAGCACCAAAAGGAATAGCAATAGTTCCGCCAGGGCCACCATTACCACCTACATAAAATGTTGAGCCAGCAGGGACATATGGTGCGCCACCATTACCGTTTACTCCAGCACCGCCACCACCAACATAAAATGTTGATTTAAATATTACTTCAGAAAAACCTGCTCCGCCCGTATACGCAGGGTTGCTTCCAGCACCAACATTACCACCACGAGGATTAGTGCCACTAAATCCTCCTTCTCCACCTATAGAACCTTGGAATGTCATGTTTGGTCCATCCAAATATGACCATCCTCCACCGCCACCTTGTGCGCCAATACCACCACCAGCGCCGCCGCCACCAACTCGGATAGTCAACGCACCACTAGGACCGTTAAAAGGCGTAGAAGCAGTGTAGGCATAGCCGCCAGCGCCGCCTCCGCCGCCTTCGTCAACATCGCTATTGCCGCCGCCTCCGCCTCCGCCTCCAGAAACAAACAAAGCATTAACCAGAGGAGCAGGGTTAACACCAGGAACAGTAGGAACAGTCAAGTAATAAGTACCAGGAGTTCCATTAGCCCATTGAATCAAATGCCAAGTAAGGAATGAAGTAGAACCACTGGTAGTAGAACCAACACTATTTGTGGCTACAGCACGAACATAATAAGTTGTGTTGACCGCTAGACCAGTAACAGTTGCACTAGAAGAAAAAGAACCAGTCCCAGAGCCAGAACCCGCTATTGAAGTAAAAGAACTAAAGTTAGAAGCAGTGCTGTATTGAAATGAAACCGTTGTGGTGGCTAGGTTACCGTTAATAGTGGCGTTAAAAACTGCACGGCTTTCCGTAAAGTTGGTTGTTGCACCGATTGTTGATGTAGGAACACCTTGTGTTGTAAATGAAACAGCACTTGAAGCAGGACCTGAACCATTAATATTTACTGCTCTCAAATAAATATTGTACGCAGTGCTTTGTGTTAAACCACTAACTGTTATAGGGCTAACCGCATCAGCAGGACTCAATGCAGTCCAAGATGAATTGTTAAACGAATACTCGTAGTTTGTGATTGCTGAACCACCATTATCCGATGGGGCAGTAAAAGAAATAGCAACGTTTGTGCTAGTGGCAATAGCACTTAATGATGTTGGAGCAGTTTTAGGGGGAGAGCCGCCTTTTATGCTTCCAATTATTCCTGAAAGTACACCAGTCATTAGGTAAGACCATTACCACTAATTATCCATGATGTTGAAGTTATTTTTACAGCAGTTGCCATACCAAACGCCGCAAGAGTTCTGGAACCAGTTGTTCCAGCACCAGCCAAATACATTGTGTCCGTTGTTATTGCAATAGTAACTGTTGCTCCTGTGCCAGCAATAAATACAACGGTTGAGCCAACGGGCATTGCTATTGTTCCATTGGCTGGAAGGGTTATTGTGCGAGTTGCACTTGAATAAATGTGTGTTCCAGCATCGGCGGCTACAACCCCATAAGCACCTGTGGTAGAAGCGTTTTGTGGCAACCCCATATACCCAAATCCGCTAGTGCCAGTTGTTGTGGTTCCAACAGCAGGAGAAGAACTATTCACCCACGCAGTACCATTCCACTGCACCAAGTTTCCTGTTGTGGCAGATGTAATTGTGACATCACCAATATCATCCAATGCGGCGGAAGCAGGACCAGTCGCTCCCGTGGCTCCAG